ACAGCGCCATTAACCAAGGGGTGGCCAACACGAGTGCTGGAGCTGTTGTTACCGAACAAGGTCACGCCGTCACCACCCAAGTACGAACCGTTGAAACCGTTGTTGATGACGGCTGCGGCTTTAACTTGCTTGGTGTAGGACATCGCACGGGCCAGGGCTTTGGTGTAACGAGCAGACAAGGAGTCATACAAGTTATCTTCCACAGCTTCCTCGGTGATCGAGAAGCCCAGGGCGATGGTTTCGTGGTTGTAACGGGCGGTGAACGCTTCCTGCGCATTGTCGTAGGAGATGGCGGAACCCTCGTTCTTGACGGGAGCAGCACCGAAACCAGCAAGCTTGGTCTCTTCTTCGAAGCTACGCTCTGATTTCTCAGTTTCGTAGATTTCTTTGTGCTCTTCGCCGTAGCGAGCGTATTCCAAACCGAACAAAGCGTTCAGACCAGGGAGCAACTCTTTAAGTAGTTGTGCGCGTGAAATTGCCATTTTGAGTTACTCCTTACAGGCCAACTGCGTTGGTAAATGAGTGATAGCCGGGGTTGATTTTGACCAGAATGTCGGTGTAGGCGTCGCCCACAACCGAGAAACCTTGCATATCAACGAACCCAACAACACGGAATGCTGCGGTAGTGGTCACAGCCGAGGAACCTGCCACGACAGAAGCCGTAGAGTTACCAGTGGATGTGCTGCCAGTTGCCACAGCGCTGGTTGTGAAAAACACGTTTGCGCCCACAGCAGCTTGCGTGACAGAGCCAGCAGACTGAACTTGGAACACAACACCGGGGTCATCCACAACGTAGGCATTAACCACACCAGTGGTACCCGTGGGGTAGTACTGAGCGTAGATCACTTGGCCTTGTGCGTTGATGTAAGAACAGCCAACAAACACACCTACGATGCCCGTGTTAGCGGTGCCAGTAGGAAAGCCGTTGGTGGTCGCATCAGCGCCAGTGGCGGTGGCCACAGCCAAATAGCCGTTTGCATTCACATATACGGGCGAACCGTTGTAAATGTTTGCGGCAGTGCCTGCGGGGTCGATGAGATACGAACGGGTTGCACCTGCATATGGTGTGCCGCCCAGCTCATTCACGGGTTTTAGCCCGTACGGGGATGCTACTGATGCCATTTAAGGACTCCTTGTTTATTTAGAACCTGAACCAAACCCCCTGCCGCCGCTGACTGTGGACTTGCGGTCCGCAAACAAGGGCATACGAGGATCATTGTTTCGCATGAAGTGGTTGTCCACCGATTCCATCTGGTTTTGTGCTTGTCGGTCGTAGTAATCGTCCCGAGCGCGTGCCCGTTCCGCCACCATCTTGCAAAGCATGAGTCCGCCAATTTCGACGTTCCCGGTCTTCGCATTGCCTTCAATCATCAATTCCGGATGATCTTCTGCCTTGACTGGCTCCCAACCGTCGCGCATCTTTCGAGACACGTTGGTGGGTTCAGCTTGCCCTAATACGTGGGTGGCCACCCAGCGGTACACATATCCTGGCTCCGGGGTCGGATCAGGCAGTGCCGAGGAAGGCGTATACACATAACGGGTTTGCTTGTCGCGTGACACGAGATCACGGGGGGTACGGTTTTCAGCCATTTTGACTCTCCAATTTTGCTACTTGAGCAGCATACTGCTGCGGGGTTAATCCAAATTTCTTTGCCAGTGCGACCTGGGTCTGAGTTAATTGGACTTTCTTGGCACCCGACGAACGGGTCGCGGGCGCTGCAACGGCAGCAGGTCGTCTTGGGGAATCACCCGACCTTGGCTTGTCTTCTGTACCACCGAAAACTTCGGGGAACTTCGACTTCACGCGAGCATTAATTTGCTCGAAATACTCATCAGTGCGGGGATCGACCCCGTTGTTGACTAGTTTTTGATGCAGCCCTAGTGCAAAGCTGGTAACTTCTTCGAACCCGTTTGCGCCAAACCACTGGTTTTTTGCCTGCCAGCGCAGGGTTTTTTCGTCTGGTTGCGCCTGTTCGGGTGCGCTTTGACGCGTTTGTACATCATATTCTTCAGTTTGTAAAGGGGGCGGGCGAAAACTTTTCGCTTGCTCCAACTTCCACTTGGCGTCAGTTAGTGCTTCCTGGGCTGCAATGATGGCGTCCGTGTCAAACGCTTCCTGGGCATCCTTGTACTGGCGGCGGGCTTTCTCCAGTTCGGCTTCCGCCGCTGTTTTGGCCATGGTGCCGTACTGTTCAGACCCAGTTGAAACATACTGTTTTAACTTTTTGTTCTCGTCAATAAGCTGCTGTGTAAGACGCTCGAGTTCTTGCTTCTCACGCATGGTGGATTCTTTGGCCCTGCGCTCGTCGTGACGGGCATGGGTCAACTCCTTGATGCGCCCTTTAACTTTATCGGAGTAGGTCTCGATTTCGTCGTCTGTGGGGTCTTCCACCTCCCGGTCCAAAGGCTTGCGGCCTCTGTCTTGTATAGGGGTGTCGTCAATGACTTCGACTTCTACGTCTCCGTCGTCCTCCACGGACACATTGACCTGGGAGGTCTTTTCGTCGTCCAGTTCGTCTGGGAACTTGTATTGTTCAGCCATGTCTACTCCATCAAGCGCGGGTTAACCCGCGAGGGTCTTGCACAACAGCATCGACTTGATCGTCGTTAATCAAGCGAAACTCCTTACCGAAAATCTTGAAGCGCGTACCCGAGTAGGTACGTACCAGCACAAAGTCGCCTACCTTGCACCACGCGCCTGCGGGGAACTTGGAGGTGTCTTTGTATGCGTCAGGTCCGACCTTGAGCACAAACAGAACAGTTGTGGCGTGTTCTTCTTGGCGCATGACGGACGATGCCTTCACGAGATCAAGCTCCGTGCCATCAATCTTTTCAGATATGTCGGGCACCACACACAGCAGCTTCCAGCCTGTTGGCTCTGGCAGCATGATGGCTTTCTCATCGTTGTTTGCGTCTTTTGCCGGAGCATCGACGGATTGGATTGCTTCAGGCAGGGCAAATTGCCCCGGTTCAAGTACGAGTTCACTCATCGGATTTTTCAACTTTCTCTGCAAGGTCAATGATGTAACGCTCTGCGATGGCCAGACCCTGAATGGTTCCGCAAAGTTTTTGGTACTCTTCAAAATTGCGACACGCACCACCCGCGCAGTCATCTGCGTAGTTGTTCATGTCGGTGCGTATTTGTTCGCGCAATACGCGTGCGAAATCTTGGATCATTGTTTAGGGGTTTCCTTTCGTGGTTGGTTGGTCTGCATACTCATTTCTTGTTTACGAAACTTCATGTCGCCTGCTTTGGTTAACGCATCTACTTGAAGTTTCCTGTTGTCCATCTTGAGTTTGCCCGCTTGCGCCAGTGCGTTGTTCTGGATTTTTTTGTTCTCAACGGCCAGCTTGCCAGTAACTTCCTTGTCCTTGATCTGCACTTCTTGCTGACGAATCTGCAACTCCTGCTGCTGCATCTGTAGCACCGGGTCCTGCGCTTGTTGTTGGGCTTGCTGTTGCGCAGCTTGCTGTTGGCTTTGCTGGAGCACTTGCTGTGCCGCCTGGGCCATCATCCCTGACAGCGCCACCTCGATCTGCGGAGGCAGTTTCTCGTCTGCTGGGGGCAGAGGCATACCAAGCTGCTGCTCAATTTTCTGGCGGTACGCAAAGCCTACGTGCTCAGAAATGTGCGCCATCATGGCTGCTTGAATCTGCGGTGCCTTGGGGTTCTGGCCAATCAACTGCATGACGATGGGGTCTTGCATAGCCATCATGTGCACCTTGATGTGCGACTCGTGATCTTGGTAGAAGAACGCTTTGAGCGGCTCCATCTTGAGCGCGGCCATGTTCTCAGTCACAGGGTCTTTGGGCTTTTGGTCGTCAGGCAGGGGCACGAGCTTGTCTGCGTCCTTGATCCCCAAGACCTCCAGCATCTGGCGGTGCAACTGGGGCAAGTCGTAGATGTCTGGGGCCATCTGTGCCATCTGGATCACGGCTTGGTACTGCACAACCCGCTGGCTCATGGTGGCCGCGTTGGGGTCGCTCACCGGGATGATGTCAACGTGGTTGTAGTCCTCTTGCTTGGCGCGTCGGGTGGACTTGTCTGGGTCGTAGTCGTACTCGGGGTCTGTGTAGTCCCGAATCAACCCGGCCAGCAGTTGCAACTCTTGCTTGAAGCTGTAGTGCAACCGGGCCTGGACAGCCGACATCACCTTCAACTGCCGCTCAAGCAACGCCAGGGTCGTGCCCACGGGCGCTTGTGCGCTCATGTCCGAGACCTTCATGTCCGCCGTGGCGGCAAAACGTCTGCCTTCCTCCACGATGGTGCCCAGCAACTGATACAGAACGCCGCTTGGCTCCTTGTACGGCAAGGGCAGAATGTTGTCTCTGAGCGCCCCAGAACTAACGTCTACGTCTCTGAACTCGCCGGGTTGAATCGGTGTGTCATCACCCTTAATGCGAAGCCCTCTAGTTTTGAGACCCCCCGGCAGGTTGGAGAGCGTACCCGCATCGACCAGTTGGCGCATGATGCTGGTTGCAGACTTGGCAAACCCACCGATGAGGTGGAAAAGACCAAAGCCATAAGCCCCGAATCCTGGGATGTATTGGTAGTGGACAAAGTGCTGTCGCTTGAGTCGCAGGTCATCATCTTCCTTCCAGTTGCGGCGTACGGCCAACACCTCATTGGTCCCTTTTATTAGGGTAACTACGTATGGCAGAGCAATACCTGTCTCTTCCCCGTCACCGTCTTTGTCTTGGTAGCCGTCCAAGTCCAGGTCAACGTGGCACTCAAAGATGATATAGCGTTCGTCGTTCAGGTCACTGAACCCCGTCTCTTTGTCCTTGGCTTTCTGGATGTTGGTTTGCTCTTTGGACGGATCGGGCAACTCAACGTCGCGGTAGAACCCGGCTTTCTGGAGTTTCACAATCTCATTTTTGGTCTTGCGCATCACATGGGTGACGCGGTAGCAAGTGTCCAAGTCCGTGGCCCCGTAGGGCAGGATGATGTCTTCTGCGGGGATGAACATCGACACCTGACGCCCCAGGCTTGGGTCGTAGTACACCTTTTTGAACGCGCTCCCCGTGGCTGGCAGGCTCCACAGCATGCGCTCATGCTCTGGCCTGAATTCCCGCATTACCTCTGTCAACTCGTAGTTCATGTCGAACTCAACACGAACAGCGGCTTCTTGTTTCTGTGGGGTCTGCTTGCCCAGTATCTTTGTCCGCACCGGGCCTTGCGCGGGGAAGGTCTCTGTGATCGTCTCAGACTGGAAGCGCACAACCGCCTCGGTAATCATTGGGTGGAACACGCCAGACGCGCCGTTCCACGGCTCCGTGCGCTCCTCGTACTGGAGGCCCAACAGTTTTAAGCCCTCTGTGTAGGCTTTCTCCCAGTCCTTGCGGGAGTTCTTGTCGTTCTCAATGTCTCCTGCCAAGTCCCCGGCCACGGTGTCCAAGGCAGACTGGTCCATATCCTCGGCCAAGTTGTCATTGAATGTGTCGTCTTCTTCGTCGCCTGGGCGGATGGACATCGCAAAGCCTGGGCCTTCAATGTTGACTTCCTCGGGGTCGATGATCTCGATCTCCAGCGGCTCCTCTTGCTCCCCCAACTCGTCAATGCCCTGGGGCTGTTGGTAAAGCGCTTTGTCGATATTGGTTGCCATGTCTGTCCTTAGTAATACGCCGCCTTACGGCGGAAGTAGATGGGGTCGTCTTTCTCGTCGGTGTTCAAACTGATGAACCCGCCCTGTCTGAACCGCAGCAACGCCTGGGAGGTCGTGTCCACGTAGTCATCGTTCTCGCCATTGGGGAAGGACGCCACCTCCTCGATGACCTCCCTGGCCCAGCGTGTGTCTGGTGCCCAGACTGTACCTGAAGAGAATAAATCCGCAACAGCGTTCAGACGCACAATTTTGTCGTTGCCCCTGGAGGGGTTGGTCTCTTGCACGGGTATGCCCATCCTGCGCAACTCTTGTATCAGCGGCGCTCCTGCGGCTTTCTTCTCCACGATGAACGCATCAGGCTCCCACTCCTTGTAGTGCTTGAGCGCGGTGGCCTTCAACTCAGGGAACTGCATCCTGTCCTTGAACGCATCCAGCAAGATGACCTGCGCGGCATCGTTCTCTTCCTCGTTGTAGAACACGCCCCAGGTCGTACAGGCCGAATAGTCGGCGCTCGTCTTGGCTTCAAACGCCGTGTCCCAGGACTGGATGATGTACTCGCAGGTGGGTGGGTCTTCGGGCTCCCAGATGCGCCAGCTCTTTCTGGAGATGATGGCCGCGTTGTCGCTGGTGGGTTGCTGCATGTACTGTGCGTTCCAGTACTGGGGATCGATTGAGGCTTTAGCGGACTGCAACGCGGCCAAGGGCCACTGCTCTGGCCACAGGGACTTCTCGTTGTCCGTGCCTTCGTTCAGTATGGCGGGCAACTCCACAATCTCCCATGCGGGTGAGTTGGGGTTCTTGGTCTGGTAGTCAATCAACCGCCCGGTCAGGTCCAGTTTGCCCCAGCGGGTCATCACCACAATGATTCCGCCCCCTGGCATCAAGCGCTGGAGTGGGCCAGTTTGGAACCAACTCCACGCCGTGTCAAACGCTAGACGACTGTTGGCTTTGACGTCTTGTTCCGAGTGAGGATCGTCCACAACAAACAGATCGGCACCACGGCCAGCCAGAGCACCACCGACACCAGCAGCGTAATACTGACCCCCAACGCTAGTACCCCACTTTCCAGCAGCTTTTTGGTCATCGGCAACAAGTGTTTGTGGAAAAAGCTCACGATAGTCCTCACTGTCAATCAAATTGCGCACCTTGCGGCCAAAATCTTCGGACAAAGACGCGGTGTGCGTCCCCATAATGATCTTCTTATCAGGGTATTTACCTAGAAAGTACGCTGGGAACAGGTAAGAACTGAATTCTGACTTGCCCATACGGGGTGCAATGTTGATGATGACCCGGTTTTTGCGCCCTTCAATCACATCAGTGAAGATTTTGGCCAGTTTTCTGTGGTGCGGCCCCACTTTGAACCCCGGATAGACCCGTTTGGCAAAGGAAATCATGTCCTGGCGTGCTGCTGCCACACCGTAGCGCCGCTCACGCTCTTCGAGCATGTCAAATAGCTCCATCTTCTCCTTGATGGAGAGTGTCGGGAGCGCTTGCTGGATAGCAGCGATCTCAGTTGGGGAGAGCGTCAGGTCGTTGAGCTTCATCAGCCGTGGGTGTGGGTTGTGTGTAAGTGCTAACTTCTATGTCTTCGATCAAGGCGGCATCTGTGACGCCCATGAACCTGTTGAGCTTGTCTTTGATCTTCTGGTCGATCTCGTCGTCGCTCAGAGACTCCTTCTTGACCTCGATCTTGTCGGTGAACAGGCCCACTTCCGTGATTTTTCCCAAAAGACCAAGCGCCTTCAGGCGGATGTTGGCGTTGGGGTTCTCTGCTTCTTCTAGCAGTTTGGCCACGGTGTAGCCACGAATCTCTTTGGCGCGTTCCACAAATTCCCAGTCGTATGCAGACAGCATCCCAACCAAATGCTGCACAGCCGCTGGGGTTTTTATCTGTGACAGGTGTTTGTGTGTGATCTCGGCTGGGACCGCCGTAATCATCCCGGTAAAAGACGCCCTGGCTGCGTCAATCTCTGCCTGTGCTACCGCTTCATCGGTATCAACCGCCCCAAGACCCTTGAGCCAGTCGGCAGTCTTTACTTTGGCGTCCACCAAATCTGCCGGGGACAGTTTGTTTACGGCGACAGTCTTCCCTTGGTGAGTACTCACCTCGGGAGAGAAATCTATTAAATGATCCAGCATACGCGCATAAGCCCTTGAACCTGCGATGGGGCTAATGTACACTCAATCCCGGTAAGTGTGCAAGCAGTTGCCAGTTGGCCACAGGCCAATCAGCAAAAATGCTCATTTGCTTCTCCTCGGGGGTTTGTGATTACTCCCCCTCTTGCGTCCCCTGACTGGCAACGGTCAGGGGATTTTTTTGTTTTGGGGGGTGTTGTTGCCCTTGTCAATCGTTGGACAGGAGTTTTGTGGAATTTTTTAAAAAATTTATGGGGGGTAGCGGTTAAGTATTACAAAAGATTGATTTGCGCCAGAGAAACAGTGTTCATAGCAAGTAGCCGCCGTGCTGCCAATATGGGTTGGTGGGGGTATGGTGGGGTCTAAAGGTTTCGGTTTTCGGTTCACGCCGAGATAAACGACACCTATCGTTTACCCCCTTCCATACAATAGAGGCATCGGTTGGGGGAACTCAGCCGCTGTGTCGCCCCGCCACTTCGCGGGGCATTGTCATCTGGAGTATTCAATCATGAATCAAACACAAATCGCTAAAGTCACCGCCGCCTACTCTGGCTTCCTCGATGCGGGCACATCGTATGCCCATGTCATGCAGGAAGCGGCGAAAGCCCTTGGTGGAACACCCTGTTCCACGCTGTTGGCTGCACTTGCCGCTGTACACGCGGCAAAGTACAAGTGCAACTTCACTTGGAACAAGTCAGGGGATGCCGTGTTCTATAACGGCGAAAAGTCCACACGCGAGACGCGCAATTCTCCCGCACGAATGAGCTGGACGCGCAATGTGATGGTGTGGTTCAAAGCCGACAAAGCCCCCCCACAGAAGTCCCATGGTCGCATCACCCGCGAAGCCCGCACCTTGGGCATGGACTTCCTGGCTAACTTCGAGGGCAAAGACCGCGCTGCCCAGGTGCGCGCTGCTATCGCCCTGTTGAAGTCCTTGGGTTGATTGGTGGAACACCCTGTTCCACGACTTGCGTGACAACGGCGACCCCCGCCGTTGTTTCTTTTCCTGTCCAACGGAGTCCATCATGCAATTCAAAGTAGGCGACAAAGTAAAACGCAACCCCAAAATCTGGCGCAACGACAAAGCCATTTTCACCATCGTGGGCACGCAAGGCCCACGCTTCGTGTGTCAGCGCCCTGGCAAAGAGCGTTGCCCATTCACCAACAAACTGGAGCCCCACCAACCCATGCCTTACCAAGCCAACGAAATTATCCCCGCATAACCCTGGGAGTTAATCATGCCTCGTCACCTCTACAAAACGAAAGTCGCACGCATCTGCGGGTTCTGGAAAGTACAACGCCTGTTTTGCGGGCAATGGGAAACCATGCCCGACATGTTTTGCACTCGCCTTGAAGCACGCAACGCCCGACACTACTGGGCACAAAGGTAGGCAATTCTTACAGCGCATCCCACAAGGGTGCTCTGTGGGGACAATCCTGTCCGAACCCCGTGGAACACCCTGTTCCACCAACTGGAGAACCACCATGAAAAAGCACATCAACCTGACCACACACGGCGTTGTCATCAAGTCCTATCTACCCTGCCTTGAGCGGGGCGGCAAACGCTGGCGCGAGGTGCAAATGTGGGAGACCTGCGTAGGGCGTGAAGCACGCCTTCACACCAGCGCAGAAGTCTGCGCCAACTACCTCAAGTCCATCGGCGTACCTGTTCCGCACCAACTCGGTGCACAAACTGCCTAAAAAAGAGGCACAAAAATAGCTATCCCAGATTGCACCCTGTGGGACAAGCGTGTGCCACTCCTAAGTGCTTGATTCATATACACACTGGCGTCCTACTGGCCCTCATATATATATATTTATATATAGATATAGATATAGAGATGTGTACTCGTGCGCGTTCAGAATTGCGGGGTTTATCATCTTGCGAAGTCCCGCTGTTTTGACCGCGCTTGACAATCTGTCAAGGGTAATGCCTCTTTCCAAAACAGATATATATGAAACCCAGTAGAGTAGAATACCTATGTGTATCAAGCACATTTCACTGGCGCGGGTTTGTCCCACGCGGGGCAATCACGGATAGTTTTTAACAGCGGTGGAACAGCATGTTCCACGAAAGGGAATAATCATGGCATATCGTTACGCAAAGTATCTCGAGATGGGCGAGAAGCAGATACACAACGCGCTCGTAACCAAGGGCTTGCACCCCTCTGAGATAGAGCAAGTGAAGATAATCATCGCAGAGCAGAAGGCAAAGCGCCGCGCAGACCGAGCGCACCGCGTGCAGATGGGCTTGCAATGGGGGGAGTTGGTCGCCCCTCTCACACATGAGCGCAAGATTGTGCGCTCTGTCATGCGCTACAAGGGGGGCAGTGCCGAGCGCACGACTGCCCTGCAAGCGTACCTTGCTGTGCTCGATAAGCTGACTGAGCGGCTCACACTCATGCGCCGTGAACATAATCAGACGCCATTGCAACTGCACCCCGAGCGCCATCACTGGGCGGACTATGTGCCGCAGCATATCAAGGACAGGGTAGTTGCTTTGTTCGATGCTGTGCCGCACACACCCAAGGCCAAACGCAAGCGACCCTTTGTGCGGACTGTGCCCGCCATCCTGCATGGCAAGCAAAAGGACAGGCTACTCAGGCGCACCCTCAAAGACCTGGGGCGGGCGCAGTCAGAGGGGAACACCGCACTCGCCGCCCAGATCAGTCAAGCGCTTGACACCATCAAGCGACTGTCCCAAAACGAACCCGTGCCAGCAACATGGCATGGGCTACTGGGAATATAAGGAACATTCATCGGTGGAACATGGTGTTCCACCTTG